CGCGAGGCGGAACTCTGCGGCGGTGCTCATTGCTCGAACGCCATGCCGGGTTCAGCGCGGCCGACCGGCTCCATGGGGGTGGGCGCGACCTGCGGCGCCCGCGGCGGGCGGCCGGACGATCGGGTGGCGCGGATCGGCGGGATGCGGCCGCTCGCCAGCCGCACCTGGGTCTGCAGCTGCATCGTGGTCTTCGCGAGCTCGGCCTTGACCTGCTCGAGGGTGATGCCGCGGCGGGTGGCGAACTCCATCAGCGCGGTCTTCTCCTCGAGGGAGAGCTCGCGCAGGCGGACGGTGGTCTCGACGCCGATGCGCTTCTCGAGCAGCTGCGACGTGGCGCCGGCGATCTTCTCGCGGCTGGCCGCGTTGATCTTCGCGACCGTGACCTGCGGCGCCTCGGGCGGCGGCTGCTGGTCGAGCTTGGTCTGCTCCTCCTCGGAGCGCTGGAAGTTGCGCGGGTCGAAGCGCTTGGACTTGATGAACTCCACCGCCCACTTCGCGGGGTCCATCTTGTAGGCCGGGTTCAGCACCATGGCGCCCATCTGCGCCAGCGTCTGGTCCTGGATGGCGCGCTCGACCAGCGCGGCCGAGCCGCGGGCGAAGATGTCGAAGTCGCCCTTCTCGTCGGCCGGCACGTCCGGGTCGAGCAGCAGCCACTCGTAGAACTCGTGGACGACCGGCTCGGTGATGAAGTCGTCGAAGGCGTAGCCGATCGTGCGCAGCAGCTGGTTCGCGTTGTTGTTCTGCAGCTGCATGCCGCCCAGCGTGTCGGGCTGCGTCGGGCCGCTCTGGCCCTGCGTCACCAGCGGGATGTTGGTCGATTCCTCGGCCAGGCGCAGGGCGTACTGGTTCAGCTGCATGAGCTCGGCGGTCGCCGACCCCACCTGGAACATGCCGAACGCCTCCTCGACGGTCAGCTGCCCCTCGCCGTTGTGGTACCAGATCTTGTTCGGCCGGAGCTCCCAGCGCCCGTTGCCCGGCTCGATCGCCTCGCGGTTCACGACGATCTGCGGGCCGGCCGAGACGCCGGCGTTGTTCAGCATGGCGCGCGTCGCGGCGTTAATCATGCGCTGCGCGGTCGAGATCTGCTCGGCGACGCCGATGCCCGCCCACTGCCCGGTGCGCCGGGCCCAGGGGACCGAGTGGTACGGGAAGCGGCCGCTGTCGAGCGGGTTGAACGCGGCCTTCACGACGTGGTCGTTGATCATCGTGACGATCGCGAACACGTCGCGCTTGTCGTAGGGCACGGCCTTCCCGGTCAGCGGCTTGCCGGCGGCCTGGCAGATGCACGCCATGTCGTCGCGGCCGATCGTGCCGGTGAAGTGCCAGGCCTCGTACTGGTGCCGGCGCTGGTGCGAGGACGTGGCGCCCGGCTTGTTCGTGTCCTGGGTGATGCTGCCGGGGCCCGCCTGCAGGACAGCGTCGATCTGTGCGGCGATGTAGCCCGGTTCCTTCTTGAGGTCGCGGACCTGCCGCTCGGACAGGAAGTCGCGTTCGAAGACGTAGTCGCCGTCGGCGATGTTCTCGCCGCAGGCCGGGTCGGGAAAGATGTTCCAGGGGTCGACCCAGCGCACGGCCGGCTTGATGTCCATGCGGACCTGCAGGTCATAGCCGCCGTCCTTGGACTTGTTCAGCACCATGCCGCGCTTCGGCTTCGGGAACGGGCCCTTCAGCACCCCGACGCCCAGGCGCGCGGCGTCGGCGATCACCTTGCGCATCTCGGCGCCGTACCGCGACTCGATCATCCAGTCGTAGATGCGCTTCTCGGCCTTCTTCGCCTTCTTGCGCGCGAGCTCGGTCTGCTCGTCGGCGATGTCCTTGGTCGTCAGCGGGACCTGCGGCGGCTGCGCCGGGGCAGCGACACCGGCCGGTGGCACCGCCGCGCCTCCGGCCGGCATCGGCACCGCAGCGGCTGCACTGGCGTCCGGGGGAGACGTAGTCCCGGCCGCGGGGGTGGCAGCCGCCGGATCCTCGGCGGGCAGTTCGTCGGGCCTGGCCGGCCGGGTGAGCGGCGTGCCGTCGTCGGCCACGATCTGGCTGGGGTTCTCGCGGAACTTGATGAACTCCGGCAGCGGGGTGGCGTCGAACGAGAACGCCTTGTCGTCGGCCGGCAGCAGGATCTCGCCGACCTTGGCCGCGCCGGCGTCGACGTAGCGCGCGGTCAGGCGGACGTAGGCGGTCGACTTGCCGTCGTTGGGCCCGCTGCCCTCGCGCGTCAGCGGGCCGTCCGGCGACGGCGGCTTGGCCCAGCGGCCCTCGCTGAACTCGCTGCGGTTGGCCTCGTCGATGCCGATGTAGGCTTCCTCGCAGTAGCCCCAGATCATCTCGATGCCGGACTCGACGCGCGCGTTCTTGGCCTCCGTCCGCTTCGCAGCGATCAGCTGGCCGATCGACGCAAGGCGATCGACGTCCGGCTCGAGGTGCGGCTCGATGAGCTCGCGGACCTCGTCGGGCAGGTCGTCAGGGAGCGGGCGGCGGGCCATCTAGGCGCGGTCCTTCAGGCGGCAGGGGTAAGGATGGCAGCGGCGGCCGCGCGCAGGTCGGCGGTGCGCTTCTCGACCTCGGCGCACTCGACGTTGACGTCGGACAGCTTGTTCGCCGCCTCGTCGATCTGGCGGTTGAGGTCGGCCAGCATCGCCTGCTTCTCGTTCATCTGCGCCCGGTGCGTCTCGAGGGCCTCGTTGCGCTCGGCAGCGGCGTCGGCCTCCAGGCGCGCGACGCCCTTCTGCGCGGCGTCCAGCAGGCTGGCGGCCTTGGCGCTCGCCTCCTCGAGGGTGCGCTTCGCCATGGCGGCGGCCTCGGCGGTGGCCGCGGCGTCGTCCTTGCGGTGCTGCTCGATGTCGGCGACCAGCGACGCCTCGTCGGCCTTCAGGGTCTCGAGCCGCTTGCCGAGGGCCTCGATCTGGACCTTGCGCTCGGCGACGGTCTGGTCGTCGATCGCCCCGGCCTTGACCGCGGTCGACAGCACGCCGAGGGCGTCGAACATCTCGCGCAGCTGGTCGACCTTGTCGGTCGCGTTGATGACTTTCGCGTCCATGGATCAAGTCCTCAGCGGGTTGGAAAGGCGGAAGATCATCGAGATCGTCAGCGACTGGCCGGCGCCGCCGGTGGCGGCCGGTTGGACGTACAGCGCGTTCTGCAGCACCTGCTTGATGCTGGCCGCCGGCGCGGTGGTGATGGCGATGACCGTGCCGCCCTGGTCGGTGAGCGGCGCGAAGTTGGTGCCGTCGATCGAGCCGTTCACCGCGACCGAGGCGCCGCCGAAGGTGCCGGCCACCTGGATCGTCTTGTCGGCGTACTGCGGGAACTTCACCGCCAGGCAGGTGTCGGCCTGGGTGACGCTCGCCCAGATGACCTGCTGGACGGAACCGTCGCCGCGCATGCTGATGTCGGTGATGGTGGGGGTGATCGTTGCCATGGTTGCTCCTCAGATCCGCAGCGTTCTGCGGGCGAAGTCGATGAAGTCGTCGGTGCCGGTGCTCGGCGGGGCCGGGCTTGAGGCGTCGATGGTGTCGACGGCCGACCCGGTCTCGGTGACGGACGCGGACATGGTGGCCTGCGAGGTCGGGGCGTCGACCGCTGTCCCTGCCTCGGTGACGCTGGACGCCATGACCATCGTGGCGTCGAACAGGTCGACCGCGGTCAGGGCGTCGGTGACGCTGTCGCTGTAGGTCGTGCCGCCCGTGCTTGGCGCGTCGGTGGCGTTGCCGGTCTCCGTCACGCTTGCGGCCCAGATCGCCGCGGCGTCGACCGTGTCGGTGGCGCCGCCGGTCTCGGTCACGGCACCGCCGAAGATGCCGGCGTTCGTCGGGGTATCGGCAGCCGAGCCGAACTCGAACACGCTGCTCGCGAAGATCGCCACCGCGCTGGGGGTGTCGGTGGCCGTGCCGGTCTCGGCGATGCTGGCCGCCATGACCAGGATGGGCGTCGGCGTGTCGGCGGCCGTCAGCGTGTCGCTGAGGCTGTTGGCGAAGATCGCGGCGACGGTCGGCGCGTCGACCGCGTTGGCGGTCTCGGTGACGCTGTGGCCGAAGATGCCCGTCGAGTCCGGGCTGTCGACGGCGTTGCCCGTCTCGGTGACCGAGGCCGAATAGATGTTCGGGCCACCCGTCTGCCCGATCCCGCCGAAGGGGACGAAGCCGAGGGGCGCGAGGCCGAAGTTGGGACCGGCGTTTGCCATCAGGACCAATTCCCAACGGACAGGGTCGAGGTGCTCGCGACTTGCTGGATCTTGAAGAAGCTGTTGGTGCCGATGACGGCGGCCGAGGCGACGCCCAGGCTGATCA